CGAAAAATTGCTCTGAGCAACTGAATGCTTAAGCACCCCATTCAAATATGCTCTTAATGTCGTTCCATCACCTGTAAAAGCAAAGTGATACCACCTCTGGGTGTCAATAGTTTGTTGTACAGTGCAAATGCCCTGTCCATTATCATTATCACATAACCCAATTGCTCCTGCGACAGAACTAAACGAACTTGTATTACTCCAACGTATGTCCCAACCTTCCATTGTGTTTCCACTAGCAGTTTTAGACATAATATTGTCATTAGTTGCATTTGAAATAGTGTACAACCAAAAATCAATTGAAAACGTGCTACTTGCATTAATATTAAAAGTTGTATCATGTGGTACTGTTAAATAGTCACCAGTACCATCAAAATAAATCGCTGACTTCCCATCCCCAAAAGGGCTTGCTTTGATGACTGCGTTTCCGTTTGCGGTTATTTTGTGACCATCGCCACCAGTGTTGGAACTGTCTTCTATGTCCGTTCCACCAGTTCTGTCAAAATTCAGTAGCAACTTCGTATTAGAATCATCTCCACCCCCAGCAATCTGACCTCCGTAAGAGCCAAGACTTGTTGCTGGTAATGTCCCTGTGTGTGAAGATGCTGTAGTGGATGTTGTGCTGAATGTAGGGTCACCTGTAACTGTTCCACTAAGTGTTGCAGATTGTACAGATTGCAACCCAGACTTTGTAACCTTTACCTTAACTGTCTCGCCAGCATTGATGCTGTTGTAGTTTGTTTCTGCCCCATTAAATGTAGCTTGGATTTGTGTTCCAGCAGAAAGTATCGAGATTGCAGAAGTCTGTACTGTCGTAACAAAGTTATCAGTTGATATGTCTACTGTTAATTCTGACGAGTCATTACCAAGTGATGTGCCATTTACTACAATAACTGCACCATCATCTCCATCTGAGTCGTATGCATTCACCCCTTTGTCTGATGTAGCTGATGTAATCTCTGGGGCTGACAGTGTGGTTTTCCACTGTGTTGTCCCATCCCCATCAGATGAGATGACTTGATTAGCCTCTCCTGTCCCTGCTGGGAGGGTAAATGATCTAGCAGTTTCGTGGTATGCAACAGTTGAGGACGTTGCTCCTGCTCCTGCTAAGTTTGCTAAATCTCTGGCTCTTGTTTCAGGCATTTATCTGATCCCATGTTTGTGTTTCTTCGTTCCAGCTATACGGATTACCATCGTTAGGCATTGCTTCTGGTGCTTCCCATTGACAAGTATCTTCATTTAATATCCAGCTAGAGTATGGCTTAGGCCAGATGAATGCGTCCCTTTCAGGGTCATAGGTTCCACCAATACAAGCCATATTTTTACGTTTTGACTTGTCTGCAAAAGTTTCCTTATGTGCAACATTACTTGCAGAAGTTAATGCAGATTCAGTATCCTCATCACCTCCTGTGGTAATTGTTGTTACTACATTATTTTCATCTAGTATTGCGAATCTTTTCATGAGAATGTTACTTTTTTAGATGATCCTGCCACAGTTACTTTATAGACGTTATATCCAGAAACGCTCGTATTAAGTGCTGATGTGACTCCAGAATCAAACGATGCAGTATAACTGTTTGGTATTTTTAAGAGTATGACTCCGTCTGCTCCATTTCCACCATTAACAGCGGTGTTAGTTACATAACCTCCTGCACCACCTCCCGAACCTGTTGAGGTAGCTCCAGATGTTATTGTGTTCCCAGCATCATATGTACCCTGACCATTTCCCCCTACACTAGAACTACCTCCTGTTCCTCCTGATCCAGTGAAGACACTTCCACCACCTCCAGCACAAACTGTAAAAGTAGTAAACCCCCAAGTGGCACTTGGTACAGAGACTCCATTTCCTCCGTTCCCGCCAGTTCCTGCGCTATGACCACCACCGCCATTAGTTCCATTTGAACCCACTGCGGATGCGCCACCACCGCCACCGCCTCCTGATCCATTATCCTGACTCAAATTTCCACCATCACCACCATCACGACCTTGATGAGTTTCAGAACCAAGAGTCTGACTTGTGTCATCTAAATTTTGAGTGCCATCATGCGCCCTTCCTCCAGAATAACCGTTAGCCTGACTAGATTCTCCACCACCCGATCCACCATCTCGGCCTGCATTATTTGCATTATTGGTTCCTCCGTCAGAACCTCCACCACCACCGCCAGTGGCTACAATAGTGCTGAATTGGGAGTCCCCTCCGTCAGAACCTTGAGTATCCGTTCCCGCCCCAGCACCAAGTGCGCCAACGAGAATTGTATATTCGTCATCGGTGTTTACCGATAGCGTACCAGTACGATACCCACCAGCACCTCCACCACCTGATCCATTTCCTGAGTATCCTCCACCGCCCCCACCTCCTGCGACTACAATATATTGCAAGCTAAAGGTCGTCGATCCTGTTTTTAAAAATGATTTAGTAGCTAACATTATGCTGAGAAGTCCTTTCCAACTGTAGTGGCATAAATGTTCGTTCCACCATCAATGGTAAACATTGAAATAATATCTTCCTTGTTTGCTCCAGTTGACATCACATGATCTGCTCCTCCTGACCATTTTACTGTATTCGTTCCTGAGTCTGGATACGCTACTGTTTTGTCAGATGATGCGTGTTGTTTAATTTTAATAACCCAAGCACAAGCAGTACCACTTGCAGGAACATTACTAAATGTCCAACCAGTTACATTTTCTGTTAGAGTAAACTCAAAAAAAGTTCCAGTTGCTAAGTCGATTGTTATTGTTCCTGAACTCTGGGTAAGTGTGTTTGCATTCTCACTTATGCCCTTTGAATAACTTGTGAGGTTATCCGATACCTCAAGAACAGAAGTACCTGCTCCATTCTGAAGTTTAAATGTATCACCAGCACTCGCTGGCTTTAAAATCAAGTCTGCCATGTTGTTCCTTTATACGAGAGTGGCGTTCATTGTAATTTGTCCTGTTCCAGTTATCGTGTAACCAGATCCAGATAGAGTTTGTCCTGTTGAATCGTTAATAACCTTTCCTAAAACCAAATGATCATTCACAGTCAAGTTGTCAGATATCGTGAATGAATCCCCTAAGAATGCTTTTGCTATAGAGATAGTTCCACTTAATGAAGTTGCCGTAGCAGAGTCTTCAATCTTTGATGATGTGCCAGATGCTAAATCGTTACTTCTACTCATGTGTATATCCCTGCGTTAGACTGCGTATCGTAGTATGATTACTCCATGTCCTCCTCCTCTTGATGGCATAAGAGAGGTCTGACCCCCTCCTCCACCACCAGAACCAGTTCCGTCCACCCCCTGAGTAGAAGCCACCTGATACTTTCCTCCATTACCCCCTAAAACTGTTGTCCCAACTTTACCTCCTGTTCCTCCCGGATCGTTATAAGCACCACCACCTCCTCCTCCTGCAAAAACATGAATTCCTGCGGTGGTTCCAGAAGTATTGCCATCTCTCCAGTAGTTTGAGGACCCTGCTCCTCCAGTACCACCAGCCCCTCCTGAATTATTAGCATCAACAGCATCTCCTCCTGCTCCACCACCGCCACCAGCTTCTATATTATTTCCAGTACCACCAGAATGATTACTTCCATCATTCCCATAGGTTCCCCCTGAGCCGGGACTCCCTGTGTAACCCGCACCACCTCCAGATCCTCCGTATTTAGTTGGGTTTGATTCGTCTAAAGAAGAATTTGAAGTACCGCTATGAACCCCTGCTCCACCACCTTTTGCATACAAAGCTGTGAAACTGCCAGATCCTGAATAAGTAATGGAAGTCTCTCCTCCCATATTATTTGCGTTTGTGGTTGAATTGCTACCACCTGCCCCTACTGTCATTGTATAGTCCCCGGCAGGCCAAGATTGACTAGATAATGGGACAAAAGCTCCTGCACCTCCACCACCACTTCTATCAGCAAGGTATGTTCCACCACCGCCTCCCACTAAAAGAACATCTATTGTCGTTGTTGCATAAAGGGTAAAAGTGTTAGTCGATGTAGAATTTCCAGCATTAAAAAATGTGTGTGAACGATAACCACCGCCAGTGTAATTTTGTGGTTCGATAATAGTCCCACCATAAGGTGCATCAACAACTGTTAAACTAAAATCTCGATTGTGTGACTGGTTTTCTGAGTCTCTAATAATGATATTAAAACTCTGTACTTCGGATGAGCCTGAGTTAGTGGGGGTTCCTGTTAAATTCTGACTTATTGCAGTAGCACCATCAGCAAAATGTGTCATCCATGTAGGCATTGTGGGAGTACCTTCATACCATTCTACTGAACTACCAGCCGAAATGGTTGTTGAAGCAGTTTGGTTAGTAACGTCTATTTCAGTATAGAAGGTTCCTAAACTTCCAGATGCAGTAGAAAACGAAGGATCTGCACTAAAGTTTACTGTAGTTTCGGCTGATTGACTGTTGCTTCCGTGGGTTAACCTTAAAGTGTAATTGTCCGCAGATGCTCGTTTAGTTACATTTGTACAAGTTACAACTGTGCCAGCATCATTACATGAAACTGTGCCAGCAAAAGCTACATAAGATCCTGAAACTTGTATTTGAACTGTGGGGGGATTTGAAGAAGTGCCCAGATTAGAACCATTAATTAACAGAGTTTCTAAAATAGATGCTGTAATGACAGCAGATGTTCCAGAGGTGCTACCAGAAACGACTATAGTTGGTGTTGAAGTATATTCCTGCCCTGCATCTGTTATGGTTACAGAGTTTATAACTCCACCACTTACGGTATAAGTACCAGCAAAACCATTTCCTCCTCCACCAGTAGCACTTAGAGTTCCGCTTCCTGAATAGCCTGTTCCCCCATTTGTTATGGTTAAGGTTTTAACATTGTTGTCAGATCCACCAGATGCTTGTAATGCAGTAGAAGCTATATTAGATGCTGAACCATAATCAGCATCAGTATCAGTTGGGTAAGTAATAGAAGTAATAGTTGGAGGTATTACTGTTAGCTTCCATGTTGTCCCACCATCTCCTAATGAGTCATCTCTTGTAAGAACGTAATCATCTGCCCCACGAGTTGTAGGTAGAAAGAAGCTATCGTTACCGCTGTTGACCGTCAGCCCATTGTTGTGGATTACCCCACCAACAACCTGTACTGTTATCTCATCTCCAGTCACTGCTGGGGAAACCAAATAAACCGTACTTGCGGAAGGATTTACTGTGTAGTCCGTTGTCGGGACCAGCTTGACACCGTTTCTCCAAACACTAACAGTGTCTCCTTGGCTACTAGCCACAGGAAAAGTATCATCCCAAGCGGAATTAGTGCTAGAAGTGCCATCATAAGCACCACCACTCCCAGTAGAATCAGTACCCACCACAAAATTATCTTCAACCAGAGCATTGCCTGAGTTAATCCCCTGATAACCCACGACCTCAAGTACGTTGTTTGCCCCGATAGCCGTAGCAAGCGTAATAAGCGTACCTATTCCTGAACTTGTTTTTGTATAATCATCGTCTGGGAATAGTCGAACACCATTTAAATAGGCTTCTACACGACCACCATCGTAAGAAACATTAAACGCAGTCTGAGTAGCTGTAACGCCGTTTACACCTACTTTGTAGGTTCGTCTGTCCTCACCAAATGCAGGATTACCTGCCCCTACGTATCTCATGTTATTTCCAAATAACTTACGACTGCTGTTGCTGATGTTGCCGTATCGCTGGCGACCTGTAACTTGTCTCCATTCTCTAACACCACTTTGTCACCCTCTAACACTGAAAGCATACTGTTGGCTGGAATTGGGACTTGGTTCACCAAAACCACTGCACTGCCCCCACTTTCGTGTATTTTAACTGTGGCCTTGATCTCAGATGATACGGTGTTCCCTATCTGTAACCCCACAACGACGACTTGACCTGCCGAAGTAACAACATCTACATCTGAGTTAGATACTGATGTAATTTGGTTCTTAAATGTATTAGCCATGTTTGCCTTATAGAGCGATTGCTAATGATATTGCATCACCCACACGAGCTATGTCTGAGCTTGCTGTTGCGGTAATAGATGTCGTTCCGCTACCAGTTATATCACCAGATATTGTTATTGTTTCGTTACCTGTAAGATATGTGTTCGTGTCTACAGAATATGCTCCAGCACCAGTTCTTTTCATAAAACCGTTTGACGTAAAGTCTCCATCCATCACTGCACCTGCATTGGCTACTGTAGTTGCATCGGTGACATCTGCGGATGTGTCAATGCCATCTAGTTTTGACTTATCACCTGAAGACAAGTACCCAGATACTGATGTAGTGGCTTCTGCTGGTGTAGCAAAAACACCGTTATGAGCTAAAAACTGACCACTACTGCCAGCCGATGGGACTAAACCATTATTACCAGTAGATATTGTCCTTAGTGATACACTCCCACCCATACCGCTATGCTGACTACACCTGTAGTAAAGTGTGTCTGGGGCATCGTTTGGGATTCTCAGGATAACTGTCTGAGTTGTATTTCCAGATTGATAGCTAACAACATTAGAAGAATCATATGACCCACTATTGTCTGTTGTTTGAAAATAAAGAGGGTGAGAACCGTAAGAAGCATTGTTAAATACGTAGCTTTTGTTTCTTTCTAACTTTAGCGTTGCTTGCTGTGTACCATCTATTGAGTAGTAATAAGGACTGCTCCCGACAATGGTTACAGTAAAATGTGCAGTGCTGTCTGCGATGACATCAGTAGAATTATGTGCAGACAAGATATTATTTGAATTGGTTTCAAGCGTACCGCCTAACTGTGGAGTCGTGTCTGCTGAAAGATCAGAAAGCAGTGTTGAATTGTCTACAGCATATGAACCTGCACCTGTTCTTTTTAGATATCCGTTCTGGTTAAAATCGGAATCCATTACAGCACCAGCAGAGGCTACGTTTGTAGCATCTGTTACATCTGCACCGTCTTCTACATTTATTTTCTGGCGTAGTGTTGCTGGCGTTACATCAAGCGTAATAGTGCCAGATGAAGTTACAGGTGATCCTGTTACAGAAATACCGCTATTTGAGTCCCCAGCGACAGCAACGGAAGTAACTGTACCGCCTGCTGTACTTTGTACAGAATTTGTACTTACAGCCGTTACACGCCCCTTTGCGTCTACTGTTATCGCAGGAATAAGAGTGCCAGAACCGTAACTCCCAGCACTTACACCGCTATTGCCTAATGTTGCTGTTATTGATGTTGTACCGCTACCACTAACATCTCCAGAAAGTGTAATCGTTTCGTTAGCGGTAGTATCCGTAGATGCAAATGTAATTGCATCATTAGCATCGTCAGTGGTTAAAGTTACATTGCTTCCTGCTGTAAGCGTTAAAGTGTCAGCATTTGAATCAGCGATAACACTGTTCTGACCAGCTACAGCTATAGTATTAAAAGAGTTTGAACTGCCACCACCGCCCTGTGAATAGCTACCCTGAGAGGTCCAAGTTGAGGAACCAGTTTTTTTATAAAGGATGTAGTTTGAGTTATCAAAGTACAGGTCACTAACATTCCCAAGACTGGTGGAAGGTGGACCGCTTCCCACATGTGCAGAAGAACCAGTAGGACCTTGACTTCCAGTCGCTCCCTGTAATCCAGATGCCTGAACCTCTACAACATTCGTAGTCTTGTTTACAGTTACTGTATTGCTCATTTGGTTATTTCTTTGCTGAGTCTGACTTTCCCTTCAATTACTCTGTCAACATTCGATCCAGTTACTAGCTCAAGGTCGTAAACTGCATCCTCAAAATCTAAATTTGCAGTATTTGTTGCTGTCATTGCAATTGTAATATTCGTTCCAGAACTACCGTTAGACGTTGCTGGGGTTAGAGTGTTCAGTGGTGAATCAGATGATTCTGTTGAGGCAATAACACTCCCAACTGGGGAGTCTTTGATTTTCATTCTTGCTGTATAGCCATTCAGGTTCATTACAGTACCTGCGCTATCTTTATAGGCGAGATTAAGATTAAAATCTGCACCCTGCTCAATATCAATGTTGTACTTTCCAGCACTCATCTGAACAACCTCATAGATGCTTGATTTCTTCCAAACCCTAATGTAGCACTGTTCATTCCTTCATTCCTCAGTGCTTCAGATGCCATCTCAAAAAACCTAATTCGGTAAGACTGTGCTTTATCAACATTGCGAAGCTGTGTTTCTTTTAAATATGCACGTTCAAGAGCACCGTACACCATTGCTTCGTGAAATGCTTCTGGGATTTGTGGTACAGAGGCATCTGTGGACAAGATGTCAGGCTTTAGTACGCCTTGTATTATTAATTTTTGGGATACCTTTGTATTTGCGTCTTTGTCTATGTAAACAAATTCATCAGAACTAGGCAGTGGAAATAACCGAAATGAAGAAGCAGATCTTTCGCTAAACACTACTGACTCTACCTGACCGTCAGACTTTCTCCATTGAGGTGCTGAGAAGGTCGTATTCGTAAAGAATGGAAGTGCCTTAGACATATTTAACTGTAAGTACATACTGGATGAATAATGACGGTTTGATGCATTATTCAGGTCCGACTCAGTATAAATAGCTAATTCTTTGCCATCCAACGAAACACTGGTGATTTCAAGAATGCTTGACGGCTTAGATATTGTAGGACCAGTTTCTTGAACAGTGATGCCAGACTCAGTGCCAGAATCAGCATTATCGAGAAGGTAGCTAAAAGTATTACTACCAGACGTTCCAGATATAACAACATGTCCTCCATTCCTCTGATCAGTTGAACTGCCAGATATAAGTACAGACGAGTCCTCAGATAATGTGTGGGTATCGGACCCACCAAGAGTTACAGTTACAGTTTTACTGGAAATAGATAGGGAAGCACCTGTGTATCGTTTCGCAACATCTACCAAGTTTTGCGAAACAGAACCTTTGGGGTTCTTGGCGATGCGACAGAAATCTAGCTGTGCATCGTCAAGATATTCGTTTATTTCAGAATCTGACCAGCGTTTATTGTCAGAATCCTGTAAGAGTCTTTCAACTCTTTGGCGTAGCTCTTTGCGTGTCATTATGATTCATATCAATCAATATGAATCTGTTGACGTTCCGCCCTCTCTCTAATGCCCTCTAATTTATCTTTGATGCCTTTAGCTTTTGCTTCTGGCAATCTTAGAATTTGAACATCAAACCGATTCTGTTCTACTTCTACACCGGGTACTCCCGGTCTAGGCTGAATAAGTTTTTTCTGTTTTGCATCAAGAAGAACATTCAGGTGTGAAACTGGGATAGCTCTTCTTGTTCCACGAGGAATCCAGATAGTCTCGCCACCCGCCGAAACAGGGTGCGGGTACATGTATCCGGGTTGGTCCCCATAACCGAGCATAATTACAGCATACCCTTCTGGTGCTTTCAAATCCTTACCAACTTCCATAGCAAGTTTTTCACCTACAGGTATTGTAAATTCTAGCCCTAATGTTTTATCAGTGTGTTTTTCTTGTGGCATAATTCCTCCCTATGTCGGATATCGAAACTCAACATGCCACCACAAGTGTCCCTGTGTCGGCTCTTCTTTGCAGTAAATGCTAAGTCTCATTCTATTATATTTGGTGTCAAGTGGCGCATAAAGCTTTGACGGTGTTGCATTCCATACTTCAGCATCAGATAGTGATGACTCTCTTATATAGAAGCCCCTTTCTTCACCAGCAGAAACCCTATCAACGCTAAACCTAGCACCTTCTCCAAAGGATTCGGTGCAGGCCACCCTAATTGTGGAAGGTAGAACGTAGACAGGAAACTCAACATCATATGTTGTGATCGGGTTTACGTTCTCCCCATCCTTAAACAAGTCCTCATATGATATGGACTTGAGTCTGTATGAAGGGGATTGGTTGTCTACAATGACAATCCGCTCCCCTACATATTCATCCATTACGCAAGCGCAGAGATGTTAGAAACAGCATGTTCGATACGCACGAGGTTGTTCTCTTGCAATATGGTACACCCATACATGTACGAATATCCAACACTTCCCCTCTGTCCCAAGGGGTCCTCGGATGTCGGAGCGGGTGTCACAACCTTCGGTACAACCGAATCTTGTCCAGACAAGGTTACACAACCTACAGCATCCTGTGAAAACACAAGAGTTCTGTAAATTTTAGCAACTCCAGAACTAAGCTCTTTGAGTTTATTGGAGTTTGAGGAACCTCCGTTTGAATCAGAAGGTGTTGCCAAAGTTGTCGCAATAAAGCGGATCAATCCAACCTTTCCAATCTCTCCAGCAAGAACAGCACCATAATTGGCGTATTTCTCAATGGGAGTGAAGCCGGGGATTGACTCGATATCTGCACGAGCGTCCGGGTGAGTGATGGCAAAATAACCTTCAGCCACAGGCTCGGTGTTGTATCCCGAAGCAGGCTTCACAACTGAAGAAATCTTCATTGCGTCTTTGCTCTCAAGAAAACGAACAGTAGCAGAAAGGATTTTTGCGTTCACATTAGCACCACCAGATGCTTGATATTCGTCATGACCAGCAATGGTTTCCTTTACGTCAGTAGAATCATTGTAGTCAGAACCATCTGAGTAGAATACAGAAGTCCCACCAATAAAGGCATTGTAGGCAAGCGTATCCATCTGCTCAGCCATCTGAATCGCCTGACGCTCAGTGATTTGCTGAACAAGAGGATCAGTGGACAAAGCAAGCATGAGGTCAGTTACAGGAACCCAAGCTCCGTACTGCTCCAACGTCACTTTGATTGTGGTCTGGCGTAATGTATCGCTCATAGGGGTCACGCCCTCGCTGACTACTGAGGTCCCTACGTTAAACCTCTCATATCTGCGAAAACGAACGTCCTTACCTTCGTTTAAAGGCTTCACATCTTTCTGAGCGAAGCGGTTCATTGTGATCAGCTTTTTGCTGATGTTTAAGAATTTTTTCTGAATAGTGAACGCATCAGCGGTACTGAGTTCCCCGTATTTTGCCCCGTAACCAGAGGTCGATTGCAGAGTACCAGTGCCACCAGCAGTTCCATTTGTAAAAGCTACCATATCGTGCTCCTAATGGATTTTGGTTTTATTGATCTGGGATAGATGCCCAAAGCTCATCGATGGAGAGTTCCCCCTTCGGTTTTTCTTTAGGTGTCTGTCCCTTCATTATTCCTTGTACGGCTTTTCTGCGGTTGTCGTCTTGGGGTGGAGTAGGGGAGGATGAGTCTTTCACCTTACGTGTCTCCAAATAACTTTGGAAAACCTCAGCCTTCTCTTCCAAGTCTCCTGAAACCATAGTCCTGTAACGCATCTTTGACCCATTAACAAACTCGTGGAACTCAGGGTCTGTATCAACATCCCTCCAAGCTGGACCAACGAGTGAGTCAAGTTTTGCATAAGCCTGTTGTTGGGCGATATACTCGTTCTGCTCTTTAATCTTATTCTCAAGTTCTTCGATTTTATCGTCATACTTGGGTGTAGATGTTGTGAGCTTGCGTTCTGACTTTACAGCTTCACGCTTTGCGAGTTTTTCAGCGACCTTAACGATTTCTGGGTATTCTTTAAGAATTTCCTTTTCATCGTCACTCCAATATCGGTCATCCTCTAATGGATCAGGTTCTGATTTAGTCTCTTGCTTCAGTTCCTGCTTGAGCTTATTAAGCTCTTGCATTTGCTGTTGCATCTCAATCTTTTGAAGGCGAAGATCATCTCTTTCTTGTTTGAGTGAGTGAACCTCATTACCTCTTCGAGAATGTGACGCTTCAAGATCCTTATACCGTTTTTCCCAATTTGTCTGAGGTGGCTCCTCTTCAGTAGCTACCTCTTCTTCAATCGGCTCTTCTTCAGGCTCGCTCTGAGGTTCTTCAGGTGCGGTCTGCTCTTCCGATTTTGCTTCTTCACCAAACTCGGGAGTACCATCCCAAGTTGGCTGTTCTTCAATCTGCTCTTCTTGAGCTTGTTGCTCTTCCATAGATTACCTCCCTAAGTTGGGGTGAGGATTATTCCTCTCCCAGAAATGGCCCTCTTACACCTTTGGACGCTAGTTTTTGCGGTAGCTCAGCAATTTCTCGTAGGGTCTTTATTTCCCCGATAATATTGTTCGCTTTCGCAATATCCTCGTCATCAATAATTGAATGTGACGAAAGAATCTCTTTTCGTTCCTCTATCTGGCCCTGCATCCATTTCTTGAATGCCATCCATCTTGGATCATTCCACAGAGAAACAATTAATTTCTTTTCATCGCCAGTGTTAAACTGGTGCAACTCCATCTTGTTCAGCTATGCTTTGCTCGATTTGGTCTAAATCTGCATCGGTTTGCTGGCCCTGAAGCTGTTGCATCATTTGTTCCTGCAACTCAGCTTCTTTCTCCTCCCTAATTAAAATAGAATCGTCTTCAAATACTGGTGGTGCTGTGAGCGTGTTGCCTTGCTTCATTAATTCTTCACGCTCTGCCATTTCTTGCTTTCTTTGGTCGGAAGATACAGCCATCTTCTCTTGAAGAACAGCCTGCTTTTCCATCATATCATTCTTGGCTTCAATTTCAGCCATTATCGCCTGCTGGGCCTTGCCTACCATTTCCTGTTCTTTCATCTGCTTTTCTTCAGGGGTCATAACAATACCCTCTGGGTCCAGACTAAAGGCTCTAAATATAGGAGAAACTAACTTGTTTGTGTGAACATGTTCTCGTAAGTCTGGGTTCTGATTCATGATATTTAACAGATTCAACAACTGGGTGTTGTGTACCTCTTTGCTGACATACTGCATAAACCCTGTACTCAGACAGTCATAGTCCCCCTTGAGACTAGAATCTTCAGAATCAGCCATAATCCAATGGTATATGGCCTGCACATTACGTGTGATCATGTTTGACACAGATCGAACTACTTCAGCCGTCAACTTGTTTGTGTTTGACTGAAGTATGCTCATCCCTGTGGCAGTTTTTGTCTGGTATGGGGATGACTCGCCCATACCTATTGCTGACTGGCCTGAAGCTATGTCAGCCTGCCGTTCCATAATATTTATCAGATCAACTAATCCATTCGATACATCTGGGATAATGACTGGACGGTACGCTGAGTTCACATCGTTGCCGGGGCGCAACCGCATTATTTTGCCGGGGTAAACTGTCTCAACGTCCTCACCCTCATCAAAGGCTTGTGGATCAATAACTGACATTGGGTTTGATGCCAAAGCTTTTGCTTCCACAACCTGTGCAAATGCAAAGTTAGTCAGGTCCTGTAAATCACGTATACTAAAATAGATACCATCTCCCCATATGCTATCGGGATTGCGTTCCCAATAGCACATGTCGAAGGGTATCCTCCCATCAAACGGATTAAGAACTGCTCGTAATACTTTTCCACCACAGACTGTTACACATACGGATAGATTAAATTTTGCACCTTCTGGGATGTCCATATAGGGTTCCAGATCTTCTGCTGGGATTTCACCCCACATCTCAAGAACCTCAAATTCTTTTACTCTGTCACCTCTTCGTTTTAGATAACGTGACGGGTTCTCACTTTGGTCAGAACCTTCATCTGCGCCCTCGCCTGTTTCAATAACTTCCTCAATTGCGTCTTCGATAAATCCGTTTTGGGAAGACAGGCTTCTGAGTTGTTGGGTGGAGTAGAACGATCTGTGTATGATCCAGTCACAATCATGTAGAGACTTGGCTTCAGGTGTTGGGAATACATCCCAAATACTGACATTTTCGACAGTCGGGATGTGTTCGCTTTCTATAAAATCTTCAGCTTGAACTATGTTGGGATCTTGAGATGCCGTTTTATAGACTGGGTAGTTGTGTTTCTTCAGTACGATAGATTTAGTAACTCCAGTTCCATACAGACACATCTCAAGTATGGTGTCGTTGATAATGTCAACGTAATTGGATTTTGTGAGTACATCCCTAATTTCGGACTCCATACGTTCTGCACGTTGTTTGATTTCCTCAACTGCAAGGTCGTAAGGGACCTGCTGTAATTCTGGGTGTACAAACTTTGGTCTAAGGTTAGGGGTAACTTCAAATGGGACCTTACCAGACTCAAACAGCAAAGAGCTGATCTTTACCTTTGCTGAGTTAACTCTTCTTCTGACGAGGTGAATAAATATGCCCCTAGTTTTTGCAAGCTCTACTATGCGATCAACACGTTCTGGGTAGTTCGCACGATAGGCATCGTATGCGTCCATCCAGACAAGTTCATCCTCGATTCGATATTCCTTAGCCTGCTCAAAATAACTGTGGACAAGTTCTGCTAAGGAATCGGGTTGCGATTCAGATTCTTCTGTAAAGTCTTCAGCCATAAAAAGGGGGATCAGGCATGCCGGGAGGGTAAGGGGCTAAGCACACCCTCACCCCCATTCAGCTAATCAGTCAGAAGGTGGAAAGCTAAGGTTTGTGATGGTAGCGGTCAATCCACTAGCATCAAGCAATCCAGTTCCAACAACAAAAGCTCCTGACGTTTCATTTTTAAGATAGATATTTGCGAAACAGGCTTCTGCGGTCAGGTCCAGTTGTGGCCTTTTAGCAGTTGCTGTTTTTGCAACCATCTCTCCAGCGTACAGTCGTACTGTACCGCTTGCGTCAAGTGTTGCTAAAATGTGAACGTGATCATCCACGGCAATTGAAAGACCAACAGCACTTTGTCTGGTGATCCTAGCGGTGGTTTGCGAATCATCATGATATTCGATCTTAGGGTTGTTTTCGTGTACTCCACCCAATGCAGAAACATCAATCTGTCCAGTTGCCCCTTTGCTATAAATCCCACCAGTGTTAGCGATTGAATAACCAATTGCTCCGGTGGTCTTTAAATCGCTTTTTGTAGACGCATGCATAGCAACTGATCCACTGCTAAAACATCTACTGCCAACCATATTGCGTTGGCCTTTGTGCCAAAAGGCATCGTTCATGTCAGACATATTATCTCCTTATGATTATGAACGGTTCTTAAAGATGAACCGAGGGTCCACTTAGGTTTCCCGACCTATGCGTTGGTTATAGCTCAGCCTAAATTAGACTAACCTCTACATATCGGACCCTCGTCCATAATACTCACTTATTTACATTAAGATTTACGTAAATTAAAGCGTGGATTAGTGCAAAGCTTGAATTAGCTAACTAATGTTAACGATAAGCCATAACTGGTATATAGCTTTTCTGGTGTTGTTCACGTTTTCTCATCAAGGATAGCCTGCTTGGTGGGTGCAGTTGCGCCATCATTACAGCGATCCCCAGAGCAATAACCGTATCATCGTGGTTTCCAGACTGCGCCCCCATCTTTCCATCTGGGTGGTGGACAAATGAAGACAGCTCACTAACGATATCTTTTGAGCGTATCTCTATGTCTTCCTCCCTAATTAACTCCCGAAGGTTATTAACCAGCACTGGTTTAGATTTAAGCGTGGTGTTCCACCCTATCTTCTTCTGTCTTCTGTTCGACCTTTCATCCAACACTTTCTCGAAATAAATATTTGGGTACTGGTGTATATTTCTTAGCGAGGTAAGTGTTGTTAGGCCGTGGTTGTTTCTCTCCACCCCTATCAATGCTTCGTTGTAATACTTCCCTATCGAGCAAAGCACCCACGCCAAAAGGTCTGGGTCTATCTTTCCTCTCCAAAGCGCACACTGTTCTAATGACTCTGCATCTATAACACATACAGTCGAGTAATCTGTGTCTCGATTGCTAACCTCTATTCCTTCTGAAACATCGGCCCCAATCCTGTATTCACGATCTGGGACTGGGTGGACCCATATCTCGAAATCACCAGCGTTGTCTGGGTCTAGGTAGTATTTCATCCTTCGGTCCCGAATAACTCCATCCCTCATCATGCTGAATTCATTTACTGGGACACGGTAAATATCTGGGGGCATGTTCTGGTATGCTTCGTTAATTCTTAACTGCATACGGCTCAGTATGCTCAGATCAAATACAGACCTACCAGAAGATATAAAAGCGGATTCTTCTGTGACTGGGTATTCCTGATTAAACATGAGGATATCCCCCTGACACTGTGTATCAATCGTCAGCCTACGCCACTTCAGATGCTCTTCGGTAATCTCAAACTCTATCTTCTTATTGCCGATATCATATATCTTCTTGTATCCTAGCAGGTCCGCTTCGTTTGATCCGCCATATCGTTTCTCGCTACCCAAAGAATTTAAAAATTTGTCATTATCCTGCTCGTCAGCAGTTAGGGGTCTTTTATAGTCTGGAAAGATAAACCAAGGGAAGAACGCACTTCGGAACCCGCTTTCGCCCCTATGCGCTCTCCAAAATTCATCATAAAAGAAGTTGCCTACTCCTTTGGCAGTCGATTCAAGCCAGACTTCCGTATTGAACCCCGACAGTACGCAGTTTTGTAGCCCCACTGCAAAGTTCCTTGCGGACTCGCCCCACGAGCTGACCTCGGAGCAGTGCAGATAGTCTATCGCATCACCCCGTACCTCAGACCCAGCTACAGACGAAAGTTTGTACCTACTGTTCAGCCCACCCCCGTCCTCAGATGCCCAAGTTAGCTCACGTTTTCCTGAGTACATCAAGTCTGGTTTGATAACCTTGGGGTAGTTCTGCTCCATTACTCTAGCCATACTAAACATCGTGTCGCTTGTTGCACGATCATGTGTAGCTATATGGACGCTTTTGTTAAACTCTGTAGATGCCTTCTTGAAGAAACGGGCCTGTATATAGGTGGAGATACCAAATCTACGGGCCTTGAGGACTATGATCCGAACATGCTCTTCTTCACGCATTTGCTGTTCAGCCATATCGTGAAGGATCTTCTGAACGATGTTCAGTCTAAATGGGATGAGTTTTTTTGTGCCGAACTCTACAATCTTGAGGGCTTCATAAAAATACAGCTCATCGTCTGATATAAGCTTCTGGAAGTATTGTGCTATCTGCTGGGCCTGAGACATTACTCGACACTGTAGTACATTTCAGCAAGTTCCTGATCTGTTACATACCGATACTTTTTACTACCTATGGGGTCTTCTATTCGTATCTTACCCTTGTTAAAAGACGGGGTGGATGCCTTCTTCTT